TTGAGGTTGGCATCAAGCCAACTACTTATCTGGTAAGAGAGTCAGTTAGTGAGTTAGATAGGATTATTAGATGACAGCATACGAAAAAGTTATATCTAAAATAACTAGAGATGATAAAGCATCGCACTCTTTAGTGCCTTGTATATTTGATGAGGGTCATTTTCAAACCAAACAAGAAGCTTTGCATAACTGCATCAGAGCAAGCGAAGGTGAGGATATAAGAACTCCGCAAACCAATCGTCAACTTACTGGTTCTGTTTTGGAGAATGTAGTAATGACTGAGGGATGTCGTAGACTTGGACTTATAAATGTACAATCAGAAATCACAGAAAAAGTTGAGCATCCTTTATTGCCATTAGAGGGATCATTGGATGGCATGGCGGAAGCTGATAACTTAGTTATTGAAAACAACCCTGACTTGGGTATCTATATTCCAAATGGCACTAAGATTGTTGTTAATGGCAAATGCCCAATAGAAGTCAAATGCACCTCTGTTAGAGCAACAGATACACCGCCTAATTGGTTAGGAGTAATGCAGTTAAAAGCTGCTATGTCGACAACTCAATGTGACTTTGGTGTGCTTATAATTTTGTTTGAGTCAACAGACCTAAGAGTGTTTGTGTATCGTAGAGACTATCAGTTTGAAGAACAGTTAGCAGAAAAGGTTTTAGACTTTGATCGTAGGATTAAAGAGAAAGATTACTTTACACCACAGGTCAGCAGAGATGCTTATGTTATGAACAAAGAAGCAGATCAAGAAGCTGTGGTGGAGATAAAAGATAGCTTTCACATAGAACAATATTTAGATTTGAAGCAAAAGATAAAGGACATAGAAAAACAGGTGGATTACCACCAGTCACAAATTATGGGCGATATGGGTAATGCCAGTAAAGCAGTCAATGAGGAATATATCGTTTCTTGGGGAATGATTAACTATAAAGCTAAACCAGAAAGGGTTATACCTGCTAGTGATGCTTATAGTATCAGAAGGAAAACGATAACAGTTAAAAGGGCAAAAAAGTAATGAGAGTATTGGTTTTGGAGAGTATTACCTTTTGCCCTTACTTGATTATAAACTAATTAAATAATAATATTGATAACGGAGAGTAAATAAAATGGAAGAAAAGAAAGCAACAAAAAAAGCATTATGGGTATCAGAAGATATGCACCATGCGATCAATGTATTTGCTGCAACTAATAGAACTGACATTGGTAGAGCAACAGAAATGTTAATAAAGCTTGGCATAATTTCTCATGGTAATAATAATGACTGAGCATATAGATAAAGTAATTAAAAGAAGATTAGAGCTGAGAAAAGAAAGGCATGATAATGAGATAACTTTTATTGAAGGCAAAAATGGTCAGATAACTACAGGCTATAGATCAGGCAGAAGAGTTATAGAGTTTGATGATAAGCGAAAAAAAACTGTAGAAGAATATGTTGTTTAGGTTGCTTAATTATATATCAAACAAAATTGACAGATGTTGTGAGAGGTCGTTAGAAAAGCAAGAGAGAAGGATGATGGATAATGATACTAAGTAATTACATATTTGCAGGTCTTGCTATTATCATAATTATAAGTGTAGGTTATATCTTTTACTTAGATTATAAAGATGGTGAATAGTAGGACCAAAGGTCATAACTTTGAAAGGCGTATAGTTTCTTGCATCAATCATTATCTTAAGTCTGTAGGATCAAAAGATAGAGTTAAAAGAAATTTAGATCAAACACAATATAAAGGACAAGCAGACATTTATTGGGATAACTTTGCTATCGAGTGCAAAAGATATGCTGGCACAGAAAAGTCTGTATATAAACAAGAATGGTGGAATCAAGTGTGCGTAGCCGCAAAAGACAAATACATACCTATCTTAATTTTTAAATATGATAGGCGACCTATACAAACACTTGTGCCAATTTATTTAATGACTGGTAAAGATAAAGGTAATAATGAAGCTGTTTATCTAAGCACTTTAGAGAGTTTGTGCAAAGATCGTGAAAAAGTATTACGATATGCTAGTGAATATAATTTATGAAGAGGATTTTGAAGATTTTTGTCGTGTTCAATTTGAACAGGTCAATGTGGTTTTGTCATTGCTAGGAATAGCTAATGACGAGACTTTTAGTGACTTCAAGGAGAGGAACTATCTTAGACTTGAAGTTGAGTATTTAGATAGTATAGGTAAGTTATCTATACATTAACCAATAGGAGAGTATTATGGTTGATATCTTAGGCGGAATGAGTAGTGGTGACTCTACTACATCATTTCTTTCATTTAAAGCTGGAGAGCTTAAATTCTATGTAGGTGATGAGAATGTTAAATTCGAATATCTACAACTTGATCCTGCAACTTTTCAATCTGGTTGGGGTGCTTATGTGCCTACATCTGGATTTGATTTTGTATGGGATGATAAATTTGGGGTAGTTGGGGTAAGACCTGATGAAACCTATAAAAGAGCTATGTCTACATGGCTTTATACCGATGGCACAGATAGACCTTTACTTTGGCAAAGATTTAGCTATTGTGAAACTTCTGCCTTTAATAAAATGTTAGCTGCTTTTTGGCATGAAAAAGATGGTAAAGAGCCAAACCTACCAACCTTTAAATATGTTGATGCAAAATCAATACAGGTTGGGTTAGGTAAAACTGCTGAGATAAATTTTGATTTTGTTGGTTTTAAACCAAGAAAGTCTGAGTTTGTTATACCTGAGTGGGCAAAAAATGTTGATGTTGGTGATCAGACACAACAAGGTACAGTAGACGGGCTAACAGATGACGACTTACCCTTCTAATGTTGATTGGGTGCAAATCGCACCACAAGTTGTCTTAGAGCTACTAGGCGAGCCAAAAGTCAAGAAAGGCGATGAATGGCGTTATGGCAATAAAGGTTCGCTAGTAGTAAATATAGAAAATGCCACTTGGTTTGATTTTGAAAATGACGAAGGTGGTGGTATAGTAGACTTGATAAAAAGAGAAAGTAGGGAAGTCAACGATATACTCAACCTATGCGGTTATGACTTAGCACCACAACCCTTCGTAGTGAAACCTCCTTCTGTTGGTGCTAAGTCAATTTCTAATGCAGAAATGCACAAACTACAAAGTGAAGCCATTATATCATTACGATATTCGCCAGACTTTGTAGTTATGCGTTTCCCTGAAAATCATAAAATAAAGCAAAAATATGCACCTTTTACTAAAATGATCGATGGTAAATGGTGTATGAAGCGACCAGACGGCTTGCTGCCAATTTATTTTCCAAACCAATACCCAGATAAGCCTATTCTAATAAATGAAGGAGAGAAAGCCACAGTTGCTTCTGAGAAGATTTGGCAAGGTGACTCTGTGACTTGGCATGGTGGTGTAAATGCATGGCAAAAAGCCGATTGGAGTCCTATAGAGGGTAGAGAGGTTATTATTTTTCCTGATAATGATGAAGCTGGCAAGAAATGTGCAAATGACTTATCGGATCATCTTAGAAGGCAAAAATGCAAAGTTAAGGTAGTTGAGCCACCAAAAGACTTTGCTGAGAAGGATGATCTTTACGATGCACTTCAAAGCAATTATTTTAAGACACCAGAAGAACTTGTGCTTTTTATTAATAAGCAAGAACAAAAAATACCAAGAGGCTCATTAAGATTTCAAACAGTAAAAGAAGCAATATTAAATGTAGAAAATCCTAAATGGTTGATAGAGGGTTGCTTTGAGCAAGAAAAGCTGATTACCGTATTCGGAGAACCAAAATCAGGCAAATCGTTTATAGCTATAGCTATGGCTTGTGCTGTTGCTTCTGGCACAGAATTTTATGGATGTAAGGCAAATAGGTCAAATGTTATTTATCTAGCAGGAGAAGGTCTATCAGGTATGCGTAAGAGACTTTTAGCATTTCATCAAAGTAGTTATGGTCATAAGCTGTTTTTTACTGATGAAGAAAAGAAAGCAAATACTAAATTGCAAGATGCACAAATGTTTTTATCGAACAGAGGTGCAAGAATAAATGAAGAAGATGAGTATAAAAAGCTTGAAGATGAGATAAATCTTATAAAAGAACAGTCTGGAGATATTGGACTGATTATATTCGATACGTTTCAGAGATCGTTTTCAGGCGATGAGAACTCTGCTCAAGAGGTCAATAAGTTTGTAAAAGCAGCAGATCAGCTAATACATGAATATCAATGTGCCGTTTTGCTGGTGCATCATACAGGCAGAGGTAATCTTAATAGAGCTAGAGGTTCTTCTGTGCTTGATGCGAGTATAGATGGTGAGTTTAAAGTTAAGAGAAAAGACGATGAAGGCATTATGTATGTTAATTTTGAGCAGACCAAGAATAAAGATGGTATGGGGATGACAAAGAAAAGATTTAAGTTTCATGAAGAAAATCTTATTGGTGCTGGCTTAGAGATGACTTCTGGGTTATTGATAGAGGTTGATGATGATGATAATGATAATTTTGAAGAATTTGATAATAAAGCATATTTAAAAGGTATAGATAAAAAATTGGTAAATCTTATGTATGTTATGAGTAAAGATAACTCAGAAGATGTTTGGTTTACTTGGAGCAAATTAGAACCACATACTAGCTCTCTATCTACTGGAGAAAAATTAACTAAATATAAAATTGACAATTCTTTTAGAAGATTAGAAGCACAAAATATTATAGTCCACGCAAAAAGAGACAAAGATAGCGATAGGAAAGAAGGATATAGATTAGTTGAAATAAAACCTTATGAAGATTAAAAACTGTGTAAACTTTTGTGTTAAGTGTGTAACACACATTATATCAAGTGTGTTGTGTGTGTAGTAGTCCGTAGGACTACACACTACACACACTTCTTATGTAAAATTTTGTATGAAACTGTGTAAAGAATTTAAAAAGGAATTAAGAGAGCTTAGAGAGTTTGAAGCAAATTTTTTATGCAAATATGGTTGTATGAAACGAATATATAAAATGGTTGGCGTAGATATGGAAATAAAATTTGAAAAGGCAAAAATGTTATACAGAAAATCTTTACAAGAAGATCAAAGAAAAAGGCAAATGCAAATGTTGGATATGATGTATCGTGCTTATGAAACTTTAGAAGATTGCATTAAGACAAATGGGTATTCCGCACTTGAACCGCAAATTAGATGTTATGATTACGATCACAGCAAATATGCTTTGGTGTGCGATTATGATGATGAAAAGGCAAATATGATAAATGCACACAAAAAAGAGACAGATGTTGTCTTTTTTAGTATGCAAGAATTATTTAGAATGATACCTAGAGATATAATGCAAATTAAAGAAACTCTTACAAATTCTCTGCCTTATGCAAATTTTGAAAAGGTAAATTATGACAGGAAAGGGTAGTAAGCGTAGAAAAGAAAATAAAAAAAAGATAGATAAAAATTGGGATAAAATATTTAAGGATGCCAACAAAACTAAAGCCAAGCGTAAAGCATTACGACAGAAAGACAGGCAAATACAAAATAGAACACTTTTATATAAAGAACTCATCTTATCAAGAGTTAGAGGAGATAATACTCAGCGAAAGGGCAAATCCAAAATTAAGAATTAAATGTAAGCGTGAATTAACTAGGAGGATTAAAAATGGTAGACATGGTAAATAAACCGCCACATTACAATAAAGGCAAAGTTGAATGTTTGGAATATATAAGACAACAGTTGGGTGCAAATTTCCCTTCATATCTTGAAGGCAATGTTATAAAGTATTTACATAGGCACAAATATAAAGACCAAAATATACAAGATTTAGAGAAAGGCAAATTTTATCTTGACGAGTTAATAACATATTATAAAAATTTATGAAACTTGAAAGGCAAATACTTAAAGCATATATTGACAAAGGCAAATCAGTAAATGATGTTGCTTTATCTACAGGTAGAAGCAAATTTACTATTTTAAAAAAAGCAAAAGAATTTGGTCTAAAGTTTCAAGGCAAATCATATTGGGCAAATTTATAAATGGATATTAAGATAAAAACAAATCTGAAAGACATAGAAAAGAAAATGACTTTATTACAAAAGAAAGATTTTTTAAAAGTTATGTCTGAAGGTATAAATTTTACTGGCGCTAAAGTTGTAAACGCACAAAGAGATAAATTATTTGATTTAAGTCCGAACATGAAAAAACTTACTTACACATCAATAATAATGAGCAAATTTGCTAAACCTAAAAAAAATCAATTATCTGCAACAGTTAGAGTTAAGGATTTTGCCGCAAAATATTTGTATTACATTTATACAGGAGATGTTGAGCCAGCAAGAAGGGAAAAGTATCCGTCACCTGCTGGTGAAGGTAAAAATAGGACAAACAAATTTGACAATATTGTTACAAAAAAGGGATTAATAGCAAATCTTGAAAAAACTGCAACAAGCAACAGGGCAAATACTAGATTTAGAGGTGTGCCGAAAGGTAGAGGTTCAAAAGTATATGGAGTGTGGGAAAGAAAAGGTTTTAAGGGAAGGGAAGGATTGGATCTGCTTGTTGCATTTACGCCATTCATTAGGCATAGAAAGTTTATTGATTTCTTCAAGTTGTCACACAAAGTTGTTAAGAACAACATGTTTAAAGAAATCAATAAACAAATGATTAGGCGTATTAAACGTAGGTTTAGCTAAAGGCAAATTTACCACTTGGGCAAATTTACCTTTACTGCAAATTAACTTTTACTCTTTTCCTATTATTTCTAAAATTACTTTTTGCACTCTTTGCGCCTGATAAACCTTTAAAGCTAAATTTGACAACATAAAGTAATCAGGCTCAGGGTCTTTACGAAACTCCAACAACTCAAAGTTAAAGGCATCTAATGCTTCTTCGAGAATACACTCAACCTCATATTCAATGCTTTTTAGTTTTTCAATTATTTCTTTTTTACTCATCGCACCACTCCTCATAATTTAAATTATACTTATTACAAAACCCTTGAAAGGCTAGACAATCTTTTTGTGTATAACTATATTTATCAAGATCATCTAAGTTTATATAAGTTATGAATTTACCCTTATCAACATAAATGCAAATTCTCTTTTTATAATCTTCTG